TCGTCCTTGTCGTCAGCAGGAGCCGTGACGTCACCCGCCTGAACGCCCGTGCTTGCGAGGGAGTTGTCCTCAGCGTGCCAGGACTGCGGAAGCTGGGAGGTAAGGCCGAGCGCCTTGGCACGGTCCTTGATGTGCGCCTTGATCTTGTCGTGATCCGCCTTACCGCGCCCGATGGCGTGAATGGCGTTGTGCAGGTCTTCCTGGTCTCCGATCGGATACGAAGGCTCGCCCTTGGCGTTGGGCATCGTGCCGCCGGTCTTGGACATCTTCTTGAGCGCGGCCTCGTCGTACTTAGCGCGTACCTCAGCCTCATACCAGGCAGCGCGCAGCTCTTCGGCAGTCATCAGCACTTCCTCGCTCTCCGGAGCTTCCGGCGTATCCTGGGAGACAGGCTGCGCAGCGGTCGGCCGGCCTGTCCGCTTGAAGAACTTCATGGCCTGGTTCTCGTCCAGGAGGCTCCGTACTTCAGCGGGGTCAGCGTCCGCGTAGCGAGCCAGGGACTCCACCGCGCCGTCGATTGACCGGGCTGCTGCGGTTGCGTCAGGGTAGGCGGGCGTGTTGACGGGCGCTACGTCTACCAGGTCAGCCTCAAGCAGCGTGCGGAGCGGGTAACCGTACGGGGTAAGGCCCCAGTCGTCCCCGCCGTCTGGTACGCGGAAGGCGAAACTGGAACTGACGATGTCACCGCGACGGCAAAGGAGGATGACGTCCTGGCCGGCCCGGGTCTCGGGAGTGATGGCGTCGTAGTACAGCCCCTGATTGTCAACGCGCAGGTCAAGCGTGCCGCCCTGGATAGTTCCGAGCAGCCAGTCATCACTGTGGTTGTACCGGCAGATGACGCCTGGCCAGCCTGCGCCCTGGGAAGTGCCGAAAGCCCGGTTGTCAACGCGCTCAACGAATCCGCCCAGCTTACGGGACAGCTTCCCGAACACGGCACCGTAGCCTACGATATGCGCGATGTCGCCGGCCATTCGCAGCTCAGGGCGGAACTCAGCTGACGCGGGGTTAATGCGCCGCTCAATAAGCCCCGTAGAATTCCTGAACTCCACCGTGCCCTCCAAAAGGCTCCCCGTCACGAGGGCGTGACGAGACCACTCTCTGTTCACAAGGGTACGAGCGCTAAGTTCAGTTAACAACGACTGCTTAACCGGGTTCCTCGTCATCTCGCCGCTGGCCGATAACCTCATCGGCCATTGCCTCGCCGATTGCCGGTCGCGGGGCTATCGCCTGAGGTGCCGTGAAATGCCTCGTCACCCAGTCCCGGAGTAGCGCAGCCTGCTCAGTAAGCCCCTGGTTATCCATCGCGCGAGCGTACGCATTCAGCATGTTGGCGTAGAAGTCACCGGGATCATGAGCAGGGCCTGTCCGCGCGCCTGTATTCGGGTCAGTCTGGTTGACCTTGGTAGGCGCGGTAAGCCCTTCCTTAGCCAGTTCCTCTAGCTTGTCGCCAGCCAGGTCGAACATGAACACCACCTGGTCGAGCATGTTCTTCGGGAAGGCCCCGGCGCGCTGGGCCATGGAGATCATGAGCCCGAGCGGCATTGTCTCGTTACCCTCACCGCCAGGCAGCGGGGCGAGGTCTTCCAGTTCCCGTAGCTCGTCAATGGACCGCAGGCCGATATTGCGCTGCTGAACGTAAATCTCCGTGCGGGTCTTCAGGTCCGTCTTCAGCAGTGCGTCGGTATTGAACCTGACCACGCGCTTTTCCGGGAGAAGGCGCGAGAATGCCTGCTCCAGCCGGCTGAGCCACGGGCGGAGTGCCTCAATGATCTGAAGCTGGTTCTGCTCTGTCGTGTTGTAGGTCAGGCTTCCGCCGGCGGTACCGCCGAGACGGGCAGCCGGAAGGTCCAGGAGCGCGGCTATCTGCGTGGCCGTCATCTGCATGGCGTCGATGAACTGCGCCTCTGACGGCGGGACGGTTACCGGGGTGTAGTCCCAGTCCCGGCCGTACACCAGGGGCTCGCGACGGCGCAGGGTCTTGACCAGCTGGGCGCGGATCATCTCCGCCTGCTCAGGCTTAACTGAGGACTCGGAGTTCTGGAACGTGCCTGGCGGGAAGCCTCCGGCCTTGTACCAGTCAGTGCCGTACCGCTGGGCTTCCTGGCCGGCGAGGATGACCAGGGCATGGCTCCTGAGCAGGGAAACCCCGTCAAGCCGTCCTGCGAGCGCATACGCCTTCACGTGGAACAGCTCGCGCATGGGACCGCGCCAGGTCATCTGCCGCCCGTAGGCGAATACCTTAGTGCGCAGAGGGTTGAACGGCTGGTCGGGATCTTCCTCCACGTACACGTACTCCGCCGGAATCCACTCGATTCCCGTTGGGAACCCGTAGCCGTCGCGGCCGGTGATAAGGCCCCAGGCGTTTCCCTGAAGGATGAGGCTGGACATGCAGGTGAATACCCAGTCAAAGGGCGTTCCGAGTACGGAGGGCTCTTCGAACAAGTGCGGGCCTGTGTAAGGCACCAGGCGGGAGCCTGCCTTCTTGGCCTGGCTGTACACGCGCAGGGGCAGGGAAGCCGCATTGTCTGACAGGATCTTGGAGCCGGCGTACAGGGCGGGAAGGCCAAGGGCCTCGTCAACGCCGTACTTGGACCGGGACGGGTGCGTGGGACCGCCAATGTCCCATTTCATGTAGGGATCAAGCCAGGGCTGCCAGGGCACCCCGGCCATGGTGCGCTTTTCAGAGCGTGCTGCGCGTACGTTCTCTAGAAACCCCACGGTAAAAACTCCCGGCTGGCTAATGTCGGGCCAAGAGTCACGTACTTCGCTTCCCTGCTCCCTGAACCAGCCTGGCTCCCGTAGGCCACAGGTCAGTCTTATACCCTACGTTACGAGATAACGAAAGGTTATGCTACGCCCGGAAGGGAAGGCTCCTTTTCCTTGACACGGGCACCCTTGCTGAATCCGTAGCGCCATGCGGCCCCGGCGTACAGCCAGAGGAACACGATGCTGAACCACGCTGATCCTGTGACGTACGCTAGCCCGGATACGATCCCGAGCAGGACAGTGGTGATAACGCGGCCGATGAACGGCAGGAACCGGACCTGCGACGCCTGATCGGAAATAGCCTGGGCAGACGGTACTGTGAGCTCACTCATGCTATTCAGTGTAAGGCAAGTTCTCGTTAAGCCAGTGGTAAGTAGCGAGAAGCTCGTCTGCCAGCTCCCTGTATGACTCGGCTGACTCGTCATACCCCATGAGCTTCTCAGTCTTGACTATAGCAAAGCACTTGTACCGGGCTGAGTCAATCTTGCGCTCGTAAGCCATCAGCTCCTTAGTGCGCTCGAAGAAGCCCCGTGTAAGATCTGCATGCAGGTTACTCAGCGTCCTTGTTCACGTAGCCCCGGCTGATGATCTTCAGGAACTTGGCCCGGATGTGGTCCTCAGGGTTCTCACCCAGGTTCCAGAACATGACCAGGGCGGAGATGACCACGTCCGACAGCTCTTCCAGCATCTTGCCCCGGTCACCCGCGCGCCTTGCGAAGCCCTGGAGCCGCCGCCACTCCCCGAGGAACTCCCCGGCTTCCTCTGCCACGCAGTCAGCCTGATTCTGGAGCCACTGCTGCGGCGTTGCCCCTTGGTTACTGCTGAGCTTGATCGAGCTGGCCACGGTCTCTACCGCCAGGGTCAGCTTCTGCATGTCGATGCCCTGAACGAGCTCTTCTACGTACGCGGGGTCTACGGGAACGGTCATCCCCCTAGGCTATACCGTCCATCGGGTTGGTTTCACGCAGCTTCTTGTTCAGCCCCCAGGCAGCCAGGTTGGCCGACGTCGCCGGCGTGATGTCCGACTCGCTGTCCCGCCTGCTCCAGGTCTTGCCGCCGTCGCCCACCAGGCGCGTCTCAGCCGTGCCCACAGCCCGGTACAGTGCCGCTGCCTTCTCCTGAACGGGATGCACGAGCGGCTTCCTGCGGTCCTTGCACTGCTGCACGAACCAGGCGAACGCGGCTGCCTCGTCAGTTACGGTAGCGCGGACTACCTTGGTCCCCCACTTGGGGCTGTCCGGCCACTGCTTCTCAATGTCGTCGCCCAGGCCGGCCGCAGGACCGGAGCGCGGAACCACGATCGCGATGGGATTCCACTTCTGGTCCAGCTGGATGAGCCTCGTCAGCACCCAGCCCGTCCCCGGGCGCTCGCACCCGCGCGGTACCTCGATCACGATCTTCCGGGTAGTGCCCGCGCCCATGGCCCACGCCGCCGAGATGGTTGCCGAGCTGCTGTCCTCAGAGACGTCAACGCCGAACGCAAACGGCCTCGTGCGGCTCTTCAGGGGCACTGCCAGCGTTTCCCACAGGTCTTCCGCGATTACCTTCCACTGAGCTTCCTCGGTCGGCCACTGGCCGTCTCCGCACCGCTCGCGGTCAAACTCGTCAGCATCCATCTCGCCGAGCTCGGCCTCGCGAATCCACTCAACCGTCAGCCGCCCGCCGAGAGCCGGGTTGGCGATAGCCCAGGTTCGCGGGTCATCACGGTCATAGTGCGCTACGCAGTCCACCACGTAATCGTTGGACCGGCGGCCCCGGCGCTCATCACGCGGGCAAGTCTCCTTGTGCAACTGCGCTGACCACTCAGCGCCGAAGAGGTCTTTACTGTCGCGCACGATCCGTGACCGGGACTTAGCCAGCTGGAAAGAGTCCTCCATGCCCGCCGATCCGGTGAACCACACCTGAGGGTTAGCCCTGGCAGACAGCGTGGGCAGCGCAGCGCCGACAAGCTCAGTCGGCAGGATCATGGCCTCATCGAACACCAGGCAGTCGCAGGACAGGCCGCGAGCCGAGCCCTTGCCCGCACGCGCCAGGAACTTCAGCCGCACGACGCCATTACGGCGGATGCGCTTACCGCCGGCACCCATGATCAGCGTGGGCTTGGCCTTCAGGGTGATGGATTCCTGGCCGTTAGCCAGGCGCGGCCTGCCCTTCAGCTGACGGCTGAGCGACGGGTTGTTGTCGATCGTCTCGATAAGCCGGAGGAAATGCTCCTGCGCGGTGACCAGGAGGTGCGCGGTGTGAATTATCAGCGGCTCGCGCAGTACGTACAGGCCGGCTAGCTCCCGTACTTCAAGGATCGTGCCCTTGCCGTTCTGACGGCTGACTATGACCGTATTCTGCTTAGCGGCCCACTTGCCGTTCGGCTTAGTGCCCAGGCCCTCGGTAAGCGTCCAGATCTGCCAGGGGTCCAGGTCATAGCCGATGCCCTTAGCCCAGGCAAGGATATCCGCAGAGGTCTGGTCACCGCAGCCTTTATCCGGATAGCGCGGCCTCTGGCAGACAGCACAGGTCTCAATGATATCGCGGTGACGAGGCGGTGCGGTCCAGAAGCGCGGCATCTGCTCACCGGCTAGATCCTCGTCAGGCTCTGCAAGGAGCGAGGTCACGCTCCCATTATAACGTTGTCAGGCAAGCCCCAGCTGACTACGGGTAATCCAGCTTTGCGTTTCCACGTCCCACACGTGCCCTTTACGCCATTCCTCACGTCTAACTGCGTTAAACGCGCACTGAGCGTCAGACTGCGCCCAGGTCTTATCCGGGCTCAAGCCGCCGTTTACCTTTTCACCCCTGAAGTACAAGTGCCAGTACCACTCACCGGACGGCAGCTCCGCGAAATCGGCTCTGTAACCACCCTGGTTAAGATTATCAGTATCGTCAGTCAAGGTGCAGCCTAGAACGGGCCTGCCGGAGGTTCCGCGCGTAAATCCTGCGCTTAACGCTGTCCCGCTTCAGTTCAACCAGCTCGCTCACGATCTCCGACATGGAGCGCTTGCCGGCCTGACGTGCCCAGGTCATGATGACGTCACGGTCAGCGGGCGTGACCAGGACGGGCACGAGATCCTTACTTGGCATAGCGCCACCGCAGGACCCGGCCGAGCTGATGCAGGGGGTCGTAGCGAGGCGGCAGAACTCCGAACAGGTGAAGCGTGAGGAGTGCCCAGGCAGGCACGATCGCGAACCGGCCGTAGCGGTGACGAGATATCTCCCTGAAAGCCTCGCTCATGGTGTGCTCGTCCAGGGTGTCCGCTGCTATGACCACGGCGGTTATGCCGATCCAGCCCTTAGTCGCCGCCTTCACAGTAGCGCCACCAGAAGTAGCAAGATGACGCATGCCCATATGCCGATGCATATCTTGATGCCTGTATCCAGCTTATCGATAGCTACGACAGTCCTCGTAATGACATCCGGACGGTCTGGCTTAGGGTGCGGCCTGCCATCGTGGTCGTACCAGTAGCGCACCTTAGTCGGCTTTGCCTTAACAGGATCACCGTCCAGCAGGTTGCTCCAGGTTTCCGGCGTAACCTCCCTGAGCATGTTCTCCAGTGGCCATGACATTCCCGTCGCCATGTACTCCATGCGCCAGGAGGCATAAGACCAGATGCCGTAATCCCTGATGCTCCGGCCGGTCACCTGGTGGTAGATCAGCGCGTCCTGGCTCACGATCGGGATGTCCACAGGATGCTCTTGCCAGGCAGGCTCCGGAAAGGCAGTCTTGGTGATCGGATGCCGATCGTACGAAGCACGAGCATACCGGGGGTTCTCAAAAATCCTCGGCGGCATCTCATACATGTTGTCGTGATCTCCCAGAATCATCGGCGGCACCCCGAACGGGGCCTTCAGTGCTTTCTCGAACACGGCGT